GGTTCAAAAAAACGGCGCTAACTATGTAGGTAAAGATTTCTACTTAGCTACTGCCGCTGACATTGTTGCAGACCCTAGCGCTCCAGACGCTTTCGTTGAAGGTATCATGGAAAATAAAGAGTGGGTATGGGACAATGGTGTCATTAAGGCACAAGATATTGAAGAGTATAAAGAACATATACAAGAGGCAAAAAGACTTAAATTAGCAGAGGCTAAGGCTAAAGTGTTTAAATCTTTTCTTGAAAAACTTTAAACTTATAAATATCTATTAATTAAGAGAAAAATAACTAGTTATTTTAAAAAAGGAGATTTCTCAAATGGCCGATACAGAAAACAAGTTAGAGGCGTTAGAGCAAGAAGTTGTAGAAGCGAGTGCTAACCCACAAGCTGATGCTCCTAAAAAGAATGCTGTAGCGGCTGAGCCTTCAAAGCTTTCAAACGAAGCGGAAGATTTAGGCGCAGCTGTAGTTAAACCAACTGACAGCAATCCTGACGCAACTAAAAAAGTAAAACAAGTTTCTGGTGACGCACAACAAAAATCACAAGGTGCGGCTGACCCTATGCCAAAACTAGACAGCAAAATGCCTGGTAAAGCAATGGAAGAAACAGAAGCTGAAGAAGGTTCGGAAGAAATCAAAGAAGGCGAAATGCCTAAAGCAGCTCTTGACGCTTTGAAAAAACATAAAGAAAAGTCTGAAGATAAAGACGCAGACAAGAAAGATGAAAAAGAAGTTAAAGAGATGGACCATATGGACAAAGACAAGAAAAAAATGGAGCCTGTAAAAGCAGGTTACATGAAATCATCTTACAAGATGAAAAAAGAAGAAGTTGATGAACATATGAATGCTTTAGTCGCTGGACAAGATGACTTATCCGAAGAATTTAAAACTAAAGCTGCAACCGTATTTGAATCAGCAGTAAACTCTAAAGTCAAAGAGATTGCTGAAGCAATGGAAGCAGATGTTCAAACAAATTATGAGCAAGATATTGCAAAAGCAAAAGAAGAGTTAACTGAAAAAGTTGACAGCTACTTATCTTATGTCGTTGAAGAGTGGATGAAAGAAAACGAAATCGCTCTTGAAAGAGGCATTAAAGGTGAAATCGCTGAAGACTTTATTAGCGGACTTAAAAAACTTTTTGCTGAGCATTACATTGATGTTCCAGATGAAAAGTACAATGTACTTGAAGACCAAGCTTCTAAAATAGAAGAACTGGAAAAGAAACTCAATGAGCAGATTGAAAAAAATGTTGAGTTAAACAAGGACAACGCAGAAAAGTCAAGAAAAGAAATCATGGCTGAAGTTGCAGGTGACCTTGCTGACACAGCAAAAGAAAAATTTGCTAAACTTGCTGAAGAGATTGAATGGTCAGACGCTGAATCTTTCAAGAAAAAATGTGAAACTATTAAAGAGTCATATTTTGGAAAGAAAGAAGAAGTGAAAGACAAATTAGATGATGTGGCGGCTGGTGATGAGGCTTCTAACGAAGACTTATCTCAAGCTATGGCTGCTTACACTGCCGCTATAAGCAAAACTAAAGACATTAAGTTGTCAAATAGTTAATACGGAAAAAGGGAGAAAATAAAATGTACTTATCCGAAACACACGAAAAAAAATGGCAGCCTGTGTTAGAACACCCTGATTTACCAGAAATCAAGGACTCTTACAGACGAGCCGTTACATCAGTTATTCTTGAAAACCAAGAAAGAGCTGCTAAGGAAGACCAAGCGTATTTGAACGAAGCTGCGCCTACAAACGCAACTGGTTCAAACATCTCTAACTGGGATCCAATTTTGATTTCATTAGTTAGAAGAGCTATGCCTAACCTTATCGCTTACGATATCGCTGGTGTGCAACCAATGACAGGTCCAACAGGACTTATCTTCGCAATGAGAAGTAGATATACTTCACAAACTGGTGATGAAGCATTCTTTGACGAAGCAGATACAGATTTCTCTGGTAGAAACGCTGCTGGTTCAAGTGTTGATGGTTACTCTTCAACTGCTCATTCAGGTTCACCAAACAATAACCCAGGTGCTCTAAACGACTCACCTTCAGCTGGTACTTTCACAAAAGGTACAGCAATGACTACAGCAGCTGCTGAAGCATTAGGTGACGCTAGTGGAAATGCATTTGCAGAGATGGCTTTCTCAATAGAGAAAAGTACCGTTACTGCTAAATCAAGAGCTCTTAAAGCTGAGTACACAATGGAACTCGCTCAAGACCTTAAAGCAATCCACGGTTTAGACGCTGAAACTGAACTTGCAAACATCTTATCTTCAGAAATTTTAGCTGAGATAAACAGAGAAGTTGTAAGAACGGTTTACATCAATGCAGAAAAAGGTGCTGCTACAAACACAAC